GGTATTTGCAAAAATGAACACGGGTGGTATATCTCCAAGCATAATAAACAGCTTGGAGTAAAATACTACAAGACTCTTACGGAGGTTATGCCTGTTGCCTATGCAGAAGAATATTCGAGTAGATCTAATGAAAGATCTATACAAAGAGATCCCAAAAGCAACAACTAGGGATCTAGGTAGTATCATTGACTTCCTTAAGAAAGCTAGGGAAGTCCGTGAGGGTAAAATTAAAAAACGCAGAGAAGCTAGGAAAAAGTATGTGGAAAAGCAACTTGATAAAGCCGATTTACCAATTTGGTGGTAAAGTAGTACAAGAACAACATTGTAAATGGCTCTAAAACACGGAAACAAAAGTTATTATCAAGTGCTAATCGACCCAAATAGAGCAGAACTTATAGAAAAAGCTGCTGATAAACAGGGTATGCGTGGTACTGCATGGGTAAGAAAAGTAGCCTATGAAGCATTGCAACGTGAATTTCCTAGTTCAGAATATAAAATTGCAGAAGCTAAAGACGAGTTGATGTGGAGAGAGTCTGTACAAAGACGAATAGAAGGAAGAAAACAAAAGAGTTAAGTTATGACAGTATCAAGATTAAAAGCACTACCTACTACATATAGAAGGGTTCAGTTCAGATCAAGACTAGAGGCTAGATGGGCTGTATTTTTTGATAAGTTGAAACTTCATTGGGAATATGAACCACAAGGTTTTACGTTAGATAACAGAAAGGATAAGCACCCTGACTCCTGCTATTGTCCAGATTTTTTGGTTCGTACACCTCAGGGCGAAGATATGTGGATAGAAATAAAACCACATAATATAAAACAAAACGATAAGTTTGATAAGTTTAAAGAGTTAATAGACTGTCAAAGAGTTTATTTGTTATCAGGACAACCATTAGATGTTCTTCAAAATGGTCTTATATGTCCTCGTTGTTGCGGTTTTGATATAGACCTAGATCGTTGGGGTGATAAAAAAGAGTGGACATATCAATGTTTCTCTTGTGATTACGAGACTCCCTGTGGAAGTGGTAATGATTTTGAGTATAATAACGTAGCAAAAATACCGATAGAACCATACAAAGGTTTATTACAAATCAAAAATCTACATCACGAAAAATTTTATGATCTAGTTGTAGAAGCTGCTGAGTCTGCTAGAGCTTACAAATTTTATTAGTTATGTCTATTTATTTTCGATCATCACTAGGTATTGCTTTTCCTAAAAGTCCTTATATTGGACAAGTTTTTTACGATCCAGATTTGAAAAGAACCTTCAGATATGAAGAAAAAGATTTTGGAGAATGTATTTTAAAATCAACTATTGATTGGTTTCACTGGGTCGATATTACAGAAAAAGATATTACTTAGAAACACGAAAAAACTTTTTTAAAATTTCTTTTGCCGTTTTAGGATATGGATATTTCGGTTTTTCTTTTCTCATTTCTTTTACTACACGATCAGCTTCTAGTTCTATAAGTCTATTTAATAACGAAGCCATAAAAATATCTTGGTCAAACTTTTTCCTGACCATGTGAGTACAGTATCTTTTTATATTATCTAAATTATCACTTTTCATAATTTCTCTACACTGCATTTCAATTTCTAGTTCCAACTCTGGTGGTGCTGGTTCTATATCAATGTTGAGAAATTTGGTAACTTTCATTTTACTGAAGAGATGTGGTAGACCCTGGAAACATTCTGGCCTCTATAAAAGCAACTGCTTGATCGTCTATTGTATTGTCCGTTTGCTTGGCTATTGCCTTTAGTAGATCCACAATTAATCTTTTCATTGCCTTGGATTTAATAAATACAAGAAGAATAGGTTTTAAAATTTTTACCATTTGTATGTAGTGTCTACTTCTACCTTACCGCTATTTGCCAAATTTGGCCTTAATCCTTATATTTATAGTATATCACTAAGATTATGGCAACTCAAGACCCGAAAACCGACCCAGATACAGAAGAAAAAGAGGAGAAAGAAGGTCCTTCTCTTTTATCAAATATTACGCAGATGATTATTCTTTTTTGGAGTTTGGGGGTAATTTCTTACGCATATTTCGGAAATTCAATGAAACAAATTGATACCACATTCGCTGCTGGATTGCTGTCGGCAGTGATGTCTAATATGGGATTACAGGTGAAAAACAACGCAAATGGCAAAAAAAGGCCATTTAATGTAGTATCTAATAAAGACAATAAAGCTGGAATCAAATGAAAAAATTAATACCGTTTCTATTTATTATGTCTGCACCAGCTTATGCAGACATGACTCACAACATATCATCTAGCGTAAAGTTTGAATCTCTTTCAGCAGCTAGTACGGCTGATAAGATTGGATCGTCATACAGTATCTCAGGTAATAATGTAACAACAGTAGACTCTAACTCAGCAGCTACCATAGGTGGTTTCGGTTCTGTTACTAATGGAGTACCAGCAGTAACTTTTCCCTCCGCTACGCAAGCTACCAGTGGCGAAGCGTTCAGTTTTTCTACTAGCTATTTAGAAGGAGATGCCACACCAGGCAGTGCGGTTACAGTTGGTACAGTTCCAAACTTCAGTGATTTGACTTCAACTTCTGCGGGATCTGTGGGTACAGCAGCAGTAGCACTAGATAATCACAATATTACAATGACACCTGGAACTGGAACGGGTATCGTAATAACAGGTCAGTTTGTCGTTGATCTTACTATCGAATGAGGAGGTTTCTTCTTCTTGGCTTTGTTATATCTGCTCCTTGTTACGCTGTGCCAGTTATACCTAATTTTACGCAGGGAAGTTCC